CGTCGGCTAGGCGTTGTGTCCAGAGGTCGAGACAGTCGGCGAGCTCCTGGGCTCGCGCGTATTTCTCGGCGTAGAACTGACGCTGACGCGCGAGTTCGGAAAGTTCGTGATCGTGGGCGGAGAGGTAGTCGTTACTCATCGGGGAAGGCCTTTCGATTTGAGGAGAACCGCGACGCTGGAGGCGGCGGTTATGAGGGCGAGGATTCGGACGACGGTCATTCGGTCGCCTCCTCGAGGACGGCGCGGGCCGCTTTGAGTCCGGCGGCGTGATCGGCCGGAGGGCTCTTGAGCGGGTTGCCTGGTCGTTTCCCTGTCGGTTCGGGGGTTGTGGCGGTGAGGTGTTCGGCGACGTTCTCGCATGCTTCGAGCCGGTGGGCGTCGACGTTGTCGGGATCGTCGGGCAGTACCAGGGACCACGCTTTACGCGCGGCGTTCTGGTCACCATGAGCGGCCGCGAGGACTCGCCCTTTCGCTTCAGGTTTCGGAACCCCGACGGTCGGGCGTCTCGCTTCGACCTCTTCGCTCGAGGCAATCGAACGATTCACGGCGATACCGGCGAGACCTAACGCGCGACCGACGGCCGAGGTTTCCGCATTCATTGCTTCGGAGTCACGGGTGTAGGGCGTTTTGCCCGGGTACGGTTCCCAGGCGCACGCGACACAAGGCCGAGGGTCGTCCTGGTCTCGCCATACAAACGCGCGTGACTCGAGGAACGTTCGTTCTCCGATCGTGATGACACGGGGCGGGTCTGTGTGGATACGTCCGCCGGGGTTGTCGGCGTAAAACCGGATGATGCGTTCGGCCACGGGGACGTACTTGTCGAGGGAGAAGTCAGAACCCAACGGGCACCCCCATAAGCCATTCGATCGTTCCGCCCAGGAGGAAACAGAGGACGAGGATCACGACTACTTCGACGGTGGTCATTGGTCGGCCTCCTCGAGGTTTGTGAGTTGCCGGTGTCCGGTGTCGGTGAGTCGCCAGGTGAGGGCGGGGGAGCCGGTGTCGGTTATTCCACGGCCAGCACGTTCCACTAGGCCGGCGGTGACGAGTTCGCCGCGACGTTTCGCCGCTGACCCTCTCAGGAGTCCGGTGTAGTGGGAGAGTTGGCAGTCGGTCGCCGAACCTAAGACGGCGAGGGTTTCGAGGATTGCGCGTCGGCCTGAGGAACGTCCGACCGGGTTAGCGGTAGCGGCCTCTTGTGAGGTTGACGGGTCTGAGGTTCGGGCGCCTGGAGTGTCGACGAACGTGAAGAGGTCGAGCTGGTCGGTCATGGCGTGACCTCTCTTCTCGAGGCTTCGAGCCATGCGGCCCAGACGGTGACGGCGTAGAGGGCTCCTGATACGTCTTCTCGTTCAATGGCGGCGCGAAGGTCGCGGGCTGAAGAGAGGGCGTGCGCGTATGCGGTCGCTGGAGCAATGCGCGACCTGAGGGCCGCGTCCACTACCGCTCGATGTAGTCGTCGATCGAAAGGAACGAACCCAACCGGTCCCCGTAAAGGTCGAGGATTTTCCGGAGGGTGGTGATGCGAGGGTCGGCCTTGCCGTTCTCGATTCGCTGGAGGGTGTTTCGACCGATTCCAGCGAACGCGGCGGCGTGTTCCATTGAGAGTTCGGCGTCGATCCTGGTCTGCCTGAGGGCGCGGAGGTTTACCGAGCCTCGTAGGACTGCGTGACAGCCTGGGAAGTATTCGTCGAGCGGTGATACGCCTGACACGTTCTCCCCGGATCGTTCTAAGCGTTGCCGCGTCGACGATACGAGTTTCTCGTGTGGGCGGCCATTCTTGGCTTGTGTTGCCATTGGTTAGCCTTTCGGGAAGGGACCGGGCGACGGATGCCGACCGGGCCGGTTTCCTTTGGGCCCTTAGGGTTCTCTCGACTTTACATAACGAGGAGAGTAGGCCGCCCCCCATAATAGGGACGTGACTAAGGGCTTCGAGTGACCGGCGGAGTGTTGCTCCCGAATTACTACCACATCGCGACCGTCTTGCGGGGGATTGTTTGAAACCCCCGGAACTAGGGGAGCGTTACGGGGCTCTCCGTTGTCGGGGTTGAGACGCGCGAGGGCATGACGGCGCCTCCGATTGCTCCGGCGGCGGTGCCTGCGATCGCCCACAAGGCCGACGCGTCAGAACCTCCCGAGGTGACAATCGATCCGGAGACCAGGGCGGCGACGGCGATCAGTGCGAGGGCGATGGTTGCGGGGAGTGTCTTCACGGTTTCTCTTTGTGGTCGTCGAGGTGTGCCTCGAGGGTGTGGGTGATGGTGCGGAGCTGCTTTGTGTGTCGTTTCAGGATGGCGGCGTTTTGTTTGTGTTCGGCGGCGGTGAGGTGGCGGGTTTTTAGTGCTTGCCACACGACCGCGAACGTCGACGCGCAAGCCATTACGAGGAGGTCGGCGGCGACTCCTTGAAACATGAGGTTACTTCGTCCGAGGGATCGCGTCGACGAAGGCCTGGTCCGCCACCCATACGTTCAGGCCTTCGACGATGATCGTCTGCGCTCCTGGCGGGGTGATGATGTGGCCCCCACCTACGGCGACGGCGTAGGCGACGTTGGGGAGTTGACCGGCGGGTACGTGCCATTTCCAGCCGAGGCCGGCGTCGGCGAGGTAGACCTCTCCGGCTTTGTTTCCTCTGATTAGGTAGCGGTTCATTTCATCCTCGAGAGTGGGTAGGGGTTGGGGGATGTTGGCGGCGATTGCTTTGACCAGGAGTAGGTCGAGGTCGGGCCGTTCGGGGTGGATGCTCCAGGCGTCGGTTCGGTCCCAGGGCTGTACGTCTCCGTGACAGAACAGGCCGGGACGTTTGAGGGCGTCGGTTCCGATCCATGCGAGGGCGTCGGGGATGTTGACTCCGACGAGAGTCCAGAGCTCGAAGATTGCGCGTCCGGCGCGGCCGATCATGGCGAGCGTGTTCGGATCGTTGGGGGACAGGTCCCTCGAGCGTCCGGTGAGGCAGATTGACCAGGTGCGCGAGTTGTATCCGGCGGCGGCGACGCTGTAGGTCGTGTAGAGCGGCGGGACCATGTCGATCGTTGTCTCGGAGTCGACTATTGCGGCGTAGGAACCGGGGTCGGATCTACGCGCGATGAACTGAGCGAGACCGAGCGCGGTCCCTGGGCCGGTAGATCCTTCGGACGTGTGGACCGAAACCGCCCACGTCGGCGTGTTCGCCCTCGAGGGGTAGAACTGCGGCGACGCGGGCGGATGGTCGAGGAGGTAGAAGCTCACGACGTGGGGGCGGTCGAGGTTGTCGGGCCTACGTCTTCAACGGAGAACACGACGGGCGCGGTCGGGCTAGCGAGTGTTCGGAACTGTTTCGCTGCGACGTTGACATACCCTTGGATTTTGAAGGTGACTGAGCCCGAGATTGGGTAGGTGGCGTAGGCGGTCAGGTTGACGGTTGCCTGGTCGGCGGCGGTTGCGAGAGAGGTATTCGCCTGCCCCCATGCGGTGAACCCGTCGATGACGCGCAGGGAACCGATGACCGGCGAGCCTGAAGGGCTGTCGAAGAATCCCGAGAAGTTGAGCCGGTAGCGGCGGTTTGCTGTGTAGTTGAAAGTCAGGGAGGAGGAGGTCATGTCGACCGCGGTGGTCGACGAGAATGTCTGCGAAGTCGTGATCGAGGCCGGGGCGACCATCGATCCCCAAGGTTGATTCCATGGGCGGGCCCATCCGGTCGTCGCTCCGTAATAGACCTCCAGGGCTCCGGAGTCAGTCAGGAATGAGACCAGGCCGCGGGTTGGTGCGGTGATTGCTGCGGATCGGGCGCTCGAGTTTGTGAAGACCTGGACTGTCTGGTCTCGGACGTAACTGTTCATGTTTGCGGCGGTGACCTCTTCGAGGGCGGCCCACGTTTTCCATCCGGTCATTTTGTGCCTTTCGTTATTTGAGGGAGTTCGCGAAGTCGAGACGGTTTGCCGGAGACGAGTTGAGTTTCCAGTAAGTGGCCGAGAACGTGAACGGGTTCGGGATTGTTGAGAATGAAACGGACCATCCGTTTCGGGCGTCGACGTTGTGGGTTAGTCCGTAGACCTGGACGGTTGAGACAATGTCTGCCACGTCGAGGGCGAGTTGTCGTCCGATCATTTCGGCGGAGAGAAGGGCCTCAAAGATTGGGACGGCGCCGGTTCCGGCGTATTCGGGTTGGATGGTGAGCGCCGTGGGTACGCCTGGGGGGTTGTCTTTGGACCATAAGAGGCCGAGGGCGGCCCACCATGTGAGGTCCGCCTGGACTCCGAGGGTTGTGTTTTGTGTGATTCGGGAGAGACCGTTGGCGTCAATTGAGGCTTGACTTGAGGCGGTGACTGAGGTGAGGCCGTCGGCGGTTGCGGTGATTGAGTTGCGGACTTGGCCGAAACCGATCGAGGGACGGGTCGCCGATGTGATAGCGGCCGGGTTTCCGTTGAGGAGGGTGGAAACGGTCTCGAGGCGGGATTCGGCGAACCATTCGGGGCCGTAGGTGATGTTGCCGTCCGGGTTGACCAGGAGGAGACCAAACTCGGAGACTACTACTTCTTGTACCTGGCTCAGTGCGTTCCCGGCGAGGGTGGTGGCCCCCATAACGCGACCGCCGAGGCAGGTTTGAAAGATCGGAGCCTGAAGGTTCGCCGATTGGAAGATCCGTGCGAGTCGTTGGATTCCCGAGTCTCCGGCGCCCTGGGAGGTTGTCGCCTGGAGGTCGACGGATGCGAGTCGAGAGAGAATGTCGGTTCCGGTAATGGTGGCGAACTGATCTTCCCAGACAAGAGACCAGAGGAACCCGGTGAAGACGTTGTAACGGTTGCCCCCGTAGGTGGTGGCGGTGAGTTGTAAGGGCAGACCGGCCCGAAGTTTCGAGAAGTATGGTCCGGCCGAGTTTGAGGGGTCGAGGGTTCGTTCCGGGTCCCATAGGCGTAGAGACACGTAGCCCGGTTGCGGGAGATAGAAGTCTCCGGCCGAAAGGGCTCCTCGACGCCAGGAGGCGGTGACGACCTGACATTTCAGGTCTACGAATTGGTCGAAGTATCCCTCGAGGAGGTTTCCGGCGGTGAGGCGCGAGAGCGTCGGGGAGTTTAGGGTCCAGCCGTCGGAGTCTCCGACCGCGAGTTTCACGGCGAGGGTCGGGGCGTAGCTCATGACCAGAGGCCCGCCGGTTTCCCGTTACGTGAGACCCATTCTTGTAGTTCTCGGACGATCCAGGAGGCGATGTCGCCACCGTCGGCGCCTGGGGGGCCGTAGACGTTGATTGTTGCGTTGAAGACGGTGCCACCCATGTAGCCGGGGTTCTTAGGGATGGCGTTCTCGTCGATTGCTGCCGAACGGCCCAGGAGTCCGCCGAAGAGTCCGCCGAACCCTCCGAACGCGTCGCCGATTCCACGTTTCACGGCGTTCCAGATTGTGTTGTAGATCCACTCCGCTAGGCCCTCAAGTACGTCTCGGATTCCGCCGATGATCGTTTCACCGATAAGGCGGCCGACAATGTTGAAAGGGTTACCGCCCTGAAAGATAATCGTTTTCAGGTTGTCGACTGTGAAGTAGTTCTTGAGGGAGTCGGACACGTACGAGGTGAAGGTGTTGACGAGACCTTGGACGAGGTAGCCGCCGATTTGAGATCCAGTCGACCGGAACCCGTCGCGGTTTTGTTCGGCGGCGGTGGAGATTCCTCGACCTAGTTGAGCCATACGGACTAAGAGACCGGGGTTCTCTTCTGTGCCTGTGCCCAGGATGGCGTCGGTAATCCATTTGGAGGCCTGGGCAGTCCAGGCGGAGAAGTCGGGGAGGTTCTCGTTGAGGTATTGGGTGACTCGTCCGGGTAGGGCTTGGATGAAAGAGTCGATACCAGGGAGAGCCGCTTCCCATTTCTTTCCGAGTTCCTCGAATAGGCCGGAGAACCCTCCGACCCGGAATGCTTCGACGAAGGTCTCCAGGGTGGGGAGGACCCTTGTGGAAAGTATGTCGGTTATTGAGGTGAAGGCGGGGAGGAGGAACTCGCCGATCTTCGCTTTCATGTTTTCGAATTGGGCGGAGGCGTTTTTGGTTTTGTTTCCGAGTTGCTCTTGCTCTCGGCCGTAGGCATCGCCGATCTCGATTCCCTTTTCCTGGAGTACCTGGAGGGTTCCGAGAATGTTCTGCTGGGTGGTGAGGGTGCCGGTTACCTGTTCGCCTGTGCGGCGAAAGAGGCCGGCCTTTACGCTGGCATCGTTTAGGAGAATGCCGTATTTCTCAATGGGGTCTCGTTCGCCTCGGAACGCTGACCCGATTGAGTTGATCGCGTCTTCTGTTGGGAGGTCGGCGAACGCTCCGAGGTTGCCGGCCAGTTTCGTGAGATCCACTGAGAACGAGGCGGCCTCTGTGCCGGTGAGTTTGATTGCTTTCGCATAAACCGAGAATCGGTTGGCGGCGTCGACGGCGGCGAGTTTCGAGAGGCCGAAAGAGGTGGCCGCTGACTCGGCGAACGTTTCGATCGTTTTCGCCGCTTCGCCGTAATTGTAGGAAAGAGTTCCGAGGGCGGCGGAAAGGGAGGCGGCCTTTTGGACTCCGTCTACGAGCTGCTGTCCGGCGGTCGTCGCGATTTCTGCGATTTTGTCAATGGCGAAACCGGTGACGGCCGATGTGATCCCGGCGGTGAACCCGGCGACCTTGCCGGAGAACGAGTCGAGGTCGGAGCGTGCCTGTCGACTGTCGGAGACGATGTCGACTTTTAGGGTTGCGGGTTTTGCCATGACTTAGGGGCCTGTTCCGTTGGATGTTCGGCCGATCTTGTCGACGATGTCGTCCACGGCGTCGAGGTAGACACGTGTCCAGGTGGACTCGGTGCGTTGTGCGGCGTCGATAACGAAAGGGTTTGGGGCGATAAACCATTCCCGGCCGGTGACCTGGCGGAGTTTCTTCGGGAGTTTCGCTGACCCCGTAGGCCAGCCCCAGTGGATAGGGCCGGCGTAGGGGACACCGTTTCTCGTTTTTCGGTTGTTACCGATCGACACGCGGGCGTAACGCTGGCCGGCGTTGGGTCGGACCGTTGCGGCAAGTTTCCCGGACCTCACGGGGGCAGAGGCTCGAGCCGCTTCGGCGACTATGGCCGCTACCCGGGCGTGAGTGTCCTTGAGGT